TTTACAGTATAGGTCTGTAAAGTACCTGTAGGTGCTGTCATTGTTCAATACTCCTATGTCAGCGATTTCGGTTTTCTCTGATAAGTCGTATCGTTGCAGCTTCACGTTGGCGTTGAGAACCTTTGCCGCTTTTCAAAAAGTTTCGAGTTGCTTTGACTTCCTGTGTTTTCACACTGTCGCGTGCCTGTGTTCCAGGTACACGAACTTTCGGAAGTGCTTTAGATCGTTTGCGTATAGCAGGCTTTTTGTTTTCAATGTTCCTGTATTGGCTTGCATCGTACAATGCCTTGTATAACCATGCAGGATGAACACCACGAATTTGATCTTCGCTTGCTCCTGCATCTAACGCATATTTAAGTATAGATTCTCGTACAAAGAATTTACCGTCTTTGTCTTTCTTTTCCCAGTCGGGTAAGATTTCAACAATTTTTTGATATTCGCGTTGTGCGTAATCATTTAACAGCTTTTCGTTTTCTTTGCCTTTTTCTTCCTGCGTCTTCTGAATTTCTTTGTCCATCTGTTCAATAGCAGAAACGCGGTCGTCATAAACGAGTTTGCGTCTTTGGTATTCAGTTGGATCATCATCCAGTAAAGTACGATCAGGCGGTTTTCCTTTCATGCTTTCCAACATGGACTTTGCATGAGTCAGTAAACCTTCATACTCATTTCGATCTTCGCTAACTTGCTTTTGTGTTTCGGCAACTTGGTTTTGCTCATCGCGCATCTTCTGATACTGCCGCGATAATTCAGAACGACCTGAATAATTTTCTTTCAAGTCTGCAAGACTAACCTTCTGCATTTCACCTGAGACTTTTACATCAAGTGTGTAATCATCTGTCAGATCAACAAATTCAGGATCGTCTTGTTGTTCTGCGTCATCAGTTTCTTCCGATGCTTCAGTTTCGCTTTCACTTTCAAAAAGATCAGGCTGATCTGCTTCACCTTCAGGTTCTTCTGTAACGCCATCTTCAGACGGTTGTGCTTCGGCTGTATCGCCTGCACGACTGTTCTGAAGGAATTGCACCACATCAGCTTCACTGACGCGGCCTTCGGGAATACCAGTTCCTTTTAATTCGCTTCCTGATGTCTCAGGATTGGCGTTTTCAGGACTTATGGTTTCATTCATTTAACTAATTCCTTTTCTATAAAATTGACCTTAATGGTTTTACCTTTCCAATATCTTCAAGTTTTGTTTTTGCAAATTCTCCATCGGAAAGAACACCGTGTAAATGCGCCCGCACGGCCCGAAGAACATTAATAGCCACTTGCCAGCGATAGCGGTGTTCGTCATCCTTCGGGCCTGCGTTTAAAAGCGCGCCAATATAATCTTGTTCCAGCGCATCAAATGCTTTTACAAATTCTGTGTTATTCAAAACAGATGCAGCTTCGCCTGCCGCACGCATATCTTTGTTTAGTTCAATAATGTCATCATCATTCATCTTGTGTTTCTTCTTCCTTCGGTTTTACTTCTTTTTTTAATTCGTCAATGGCCTGTTCCATTTCTGTCAGACGTTTGCTCAAATCACTTTCAGTTGTCGGGCCTTCCGCATTCTTCATTGCAAATTCAGCAAGTTTTATGTCACGGGTAACTGCGCGGTCTTCATCTGCTATCGCGGCATCAGCCTGCATTAAACGGATTTTCTCATTATTGATCTGACGTTCCAGTTCCATTTTGAAACCCATTTCCTGACGTTTCAGTTCGAGTTCAGCAACATTATTGCGCTGACGTAAATCCATCTCCTGTTGTTTTAAACGAAATTCAT